CAGGCATACGGGCTAGACGCCGCCCGCCTCCCCGAAGGAGGAGCCAAGGACCGCGGCGACGTAACCATCGGATCACCCTACCCCAACAGCTCCCTAGACGACATCGTGGCCGTAGCCTGGAAAAGACTCGTCAAAGGCAACGGGCAAAGGCGCACGCCAGACGGAGAACCCGTCATCGTCGCCATCAACCTGCCCGACTTCCTCTCCCTAATCGAGGCCGCCGGCGCCAACTGCATCGTCGAATGCAAAGCAACCGAACGCCTCAACATCACACGCACCCTCGCCAAAGCACGACGAAAGGCGCTCCAATGACATACACCATCGAAAACGACCTCGACCAACGCTGCCTCGACTGCGGCGAACACCCAACATACCTAATCCACGACGGAGACGAGATCCTCTGCGGCAACTGCGAATACGTCATCGAGGAACGAGACGACGAACCCGACCACCAAGCGCCGGACCCGTACTACAGCTCCAACTTCTACGACATCACCTCCAGGCGGTAGCCATGACCGAACGGATCGATGGACGATTCCGGTACCTATGCCCACACTGCGGACCCGGATGGGCCCACTACGCCACCCAATCCGCAGCAGAAACCGCCCTCGTGATACACAAGAGAAGGGACTGTCGTGGCCGCCGCGCAACGTAGATGCCCAGCAATCAGATGGGCACCACAGCCAGAGCCAATACTCCGCTGCGAACTACCCGTACACGACAAACAAGACACCCACCACAACGGAGACGTAAAGTGGACCTACGAACCCGGGCACTTCATGGCACTCAGCTATGGACACCCGGACTGGAGAGAAAAGGTGGAGACATGACCGTAGCCGCAATCATCGCAGCCCTCATCATCGGAGCCATCACCGGCGTCGCAGCACTCCTACTCCTAATGGCCAACAAGGAAGGCGACCAATGAACACCTCGATCACATTCTGGATAGCCTGGTGGCTCGCCGCCGTCATCGCCGCATACGGAGTCACCAGAGCACTACTCGCCGCTCTCGACTGGATGGACCGCAGATGGTGACCCAACAACAACACCTCGACGCCGTACGCGAACACCGCCCCCAATGCCCAACACCCAACACGGCATTCGGAGCACTACGCATCGCCGGCCGCAACCGATGCGACAACTGCGGCACCGGACGATGGGTCAATACACTCATCTACGAGCGATTCACACTCTGCCCGCCATGCGCCCTCGCCCACCACATCACCCAATGCCCAGGACGCGAGTAGGCCACCCCGAAGGGTGGCCGTGGTACACTCGCCGGACTGGACGTCTCTACAGAGAGGATAGCATGACCCGCCATCCGACCCACCCCGCCACACTATGTTCGACTCCGTAGACATCATCGACCGGCTATCGGTCTCCTATCGCTGGCGCGAAATCCAAATCGAGACAGACTGGCCAACACGCACCAGACGCGGAGACCTGCTAGTCAACCTACGAATCTGGCTCTACACCGAAGATCCACCCAGGCTCGGCCTATCCACATCCCGCATCAACCTCTACTCATCCAGCGCCAAAGGCAGCCTGATCGGCCAGATCCGCAAACTCACCAACCACGAAGCCGCCACCTGCGAAGAGCTAATCCACCACCTAGCCGAACACTCCGTAGCTCTCCACAAACAAGACGGCACCACCACGAGACCGATCCCGGCGCAACGCACCGGAGACACCCACCTCATATACCCCCTCTGGCCGGCAACCGGAGGAACCCTCGTCGGAGCAGGCACCAACAGCTTCAAATCACTCGTCGCCCTCGCCACCGCGATACAAGCCAGCCTCGCCACCGAAATCCTCGACGGCAACACCCGGCCCCCCGCCGAACCCCAACCCATCCTCTACTGCGACTGGGAATCCGACGAAGCCTCATTCGCAGAACGCCTCTACGCCATCGCCAGAGGACACGGCCTCGAGCTCGCCCCATCAGTCGCCTACAAACGCCTCACCCAACCATTCACCGACGTAGCGCCAGCCATCAGAGACGAAGTCAAACTCCACGGCTACAAAGGCATCGTCATCGACTCCCTCTCCGCCGCGGTAGGAGGCTCCCTCATCGACGACGAACTAGCCAACCTCTTCTGGAACGCAGTCGCCGCCGTAGAAGCACCCTCCCTCATCCTCGCCCACAAATCCCAAGAAGCCATACGCCGCAACCACCAACGCGTCTTCGGCTCAGTCATGCACGAAAACCGGTCCCGGATGCTCTGGGACGCCTACCGAGAACCAGACTCAACCCTCGTCCGCTGGGAAGTCGTCTCAGACAACAACACCGGCCGCAAAGGCCAACAACTCGCCTGGCGCGTCAACATCGCCAACACCGGCGAAGAACACGAACGCCGCCTCGACTCAATCACCATCACCGCAGTAAACCCCCACGACGTACGCCAAGCCCCCAACGAAGGGAACACCCTCGCAGACCGCATCACATACACCCTCACCGAAAACGGCCCGCTCACATCCGGCGAAATAGCCACAGTCCTAGGCACCTCCGACGCCTCAGTCCGAGCCCAACTATCCCGCCACAAAACCCTATTCACCAAACACGGAGACAACCACAGATGGGCCCTCCAATGACACCCCACAACACCCCGCATCACCCCCCCAAAAAAGCGCATCACCAACCGCATCACCTACCTGCATCACCCAACCCACTGATGCACCCGAAACCCCCCGAAAACATTGACTGCATCACTGATGCGCATCACCCGTATCAACACCATGCATCAGTGTGTGTTCTAAAACACACTGCTGATGCAACTGATGCACAGATACCCAAGAATTATGATAACTTCGTCCAGATGAATAAGCCCGTGAGCTGGTTAGTTGGTGCGAGATGAGTAAGAAGAAGGTCACAGATTCCCCTGAGATCGCTCCAGATGCCCCAGAATCGGCGCTGGCGGTTCCGGTGGAGTCGGATACCCGGGACGGGTCGGTGTTGCCGGCAGAGTTGCAAGGGTCGGGGGCGGGGGAGTGGGCTGAGATCGCTTCAGTGCGTTTCTCCCGGGAGGATTGGGAAGCGCTGGAGCGGTTGACTGAGCGGCAACGCCGTTTCGTGTGGGAATACCCGAGGGACTTCTGTGCTTCCGCGGCGGCGAAACGGGCCGGCTACTCAGCCTCATCGAAGAACGTGCTGGGCGCCCACGGGTCAAGGATGCTGAAGCACCCGGTGGTGGGGCGGCTAGCCCGGTTGCTAGCTTCTTCGACCGCTGACGAGATGGGCCTAACCAGGGAGTGGGTAGCCGCCGAGCTTCAGAAGGCAGCCGAACAGGCCGAAGAGCTCGAGGACCCCCGGGCCCGCATCAAAGCCCTCGAGACCATCATGCGACTACGCGGCGACCTGATCCACCGATCCCAGGTGGACGTACGCTCAGTGAACATCACGATCAACGACGTAGATATGGAGGACCTGCGATGAGATCAAAGATTGGGGACCGCCTAGACCCTTACCAGGCGACGCTGCTGCCGCGTAACGTATGCGGCTGGTGCCGTCATCCTGTGGCGCTACACCGCGGCGGGAGGGAGTGTCAGGCCGATAGGTGCCGATGCATCCGCACCGTGTCTACCACGGTGACTACCTACTACCGCCCACGATGACTGCCACGAAGGCTGTGAACTTCAGCCATTCCTATGCACCGCGTGGGGCGTGCCTCCAGCTGTTCAAGTGCCGCGCCCCCGAGGTGCTGCTGTCAGGGCCGGCCGGCACCGGCAAGTCGAGGGCGTGTCTGGAGAAGCTGCATGCGGTGGCGCTCGCTAACCCGTTGATGCGTGGCCTGATCGTCCGCAAGACGGCGTCGTCGTTGACCTCGTCGGCGCTGGTCACGTTCAGGAGGGACGTGATCAGTGAGGCTATCCCGGCTGGGATTGTGCATTGGTATGGCGGGTCGGCTGAGCAGCCTCCGCAGTACCGCTATGAGAATGGGTCGTCGATCTCGATTGGTGGTATGGATAAGGCGTCGAAGATCCTGTCGACCGAGTATGACGTCATTTATGTGCAGGAGGCGACCGAGCTGACGTTGGAGGATTGGGAGACGTTGAATACGAGGTGCCGTAATGGGGTGGTGTCGTTTCAGCAGATGATTGCGGACTGTAATCCGACTACGGCGAATCACTGGTTGAGGCAGCGGTCCTTGACGTCGGCTATCGAGCTGTTGACTTCGGAGCATCTGGATAATCCGAGGTTGTATGACAAGGACGGTGAGTTGACTCAGTACGGCGAGTCGTACATGGGTCGGTTGGAGAACCTGACTGGGGTGAGGCGGCAGCGCCTGCTCGAAGGTAAGTGGGTTTCTGCTGAGGGGATTGTGTATGACAATTGGGATGAGTCGGTGCATGTGGTGGATCGGTTTGTGGTGCCGGATGAGTGGCCGCGGTATTGGGGTATTGACTGGGGGTATACGAATCCGACGGTGATTCAGGCGTGGGCTGAGGACCCGGATGGTCGGCTGTATTTGTATCGGGAGATTTATCACAGTCAGCGGTTGACGACGGATCATGCGGCGGCGTGGATGCGTGCGGTGGCGCCGGGTGGGCGGATTGTGAATGGTGTGTATGTGGGTGGTGAGTGGTTGGAGCCGCGGCCGAGGTTGGTTGTTGCTGATCATGATCCGGAGGCGCAGGAGGCGTTTCGGCGGGTGACGGGGGTGTCTGTGAGGAATGCGGACAAGGTTGTGGGATATGGGATTCAGAAGGTGCGTGAGCGGTTGCGGATCGGTGGGGATGGGAAGCCGCGGTTGTTTGTGATGCGGGATTCGGTGTTGGAGGTGGATGAGGTGTTGCGGGAGGCGTGGAAGCCGACGTCGACGTTGGAGGAGATTCCGTCGTATGTGTGGTCGGATCGGAAGGAGGATACGCCGGAGAAGAGGGATGATCATGGGGTGGATGCGTTGAGGTATGTGGTTATGGCTGCGGAGAAGCCGGGTGGTCCGAGGTTTAGGTGGGTGTCATGAATTGGGTGGTGGTTGATGCTGTGTCGGGCTTGGTGGTGGTTGTTGGTGTGGTGGTGGTGTTTGGGTTGGGTTGGGGGCTGATTGTGGGTGGGTTGTTGGGGTGGTTGTTGCGTTGGGTGTGGTCTGGTGAGTAGGGTGGTGGGGCGTCAGTACCCGGCCCTTTTTCCCTCACTTGGGGCCTCCTTTCCTTTCCGGGGTGCTGGCGCTCGTCTGGTGCGTGTGGTACGTTCGGGTTCCAGGAAGCCATTAAGGTAGGTTGCTTTGGCTCGTTCTGTAGTTGGGGCGCTGATGAATCGGTCGCCCGTTCCGCTGGTTCCTCGTCGTGGCTGGTCTCGTATTAGCGCTTCTGTGGATGCTCCGGGGCAGGCTGATCTTTCGCAGATGGCCCGGGTCTCGACCGTGTTTGCCATTGTGGATGGTATTGCTAGTGAGGTGGCGGCTGCGACGTGGAGGCTGTTCCGGGGTGATTCGTTGGAGGACCCGGATCGGGTGGAGGTTACGCGCCATCCGGCTTTGTCGGTGTGGGAGCGACCTAATCCGCATTTCAGTAGGGCGACTTTGGTGGAGGCTACTCAGCAGCATTATGAGCTGTCGGGCGAGTTCTGGTGGGTGTTGGCGTCTGATTCTGAGGTGAATGGGAAGCGTGTCCGTTCGCCGTGGCCGTTGGAGATTTGGCCGGTTCGTCCGGATCGGATGACTCCGGTTCGTGATGCGACCCGGTTTGTGACGGGGTATTTGCATACGTTGGCGGGGGAGGAGACTCCGCTCGGTGCGGATCAGGTGATCTTTGGCCGGCGCCCGAATCCGTTGACTCCGTATCGTGGGTTGTCGCCGTTGGGGTCGCTGGTGTATGACCTCGAGGGTGAGCAGGCAGCGGCGCAGTACAACTACTCGTTCTTCAAGAATGGTGCGTTCCCGGGTGGGATTATCACGGCGGAGGACCCGTTGGCCGATGACGACTTCGATCAGTTGATGCGTCGTTGGCGTGAGCAGCATCGTGGTTCGTCTAATGCTCACCGCGTAGGGTACCTCGAGGGGCGTGTGAAGTTCGAGGCGCAGCAGTACACGAGGCGGGACATGGAGTTCGTGGACTTGCGGGGGTTCTCGAAAGAGACGATACGTGAGGCGTGGCGGTTCCCTCGTTCGATGATGGGTTCCGAGTCGGCGTCTAACAGGGCTACGCATGAGGCGGAGCATGTGGTGTTTGCTCAGCGGCTGATTACGCCGCGGTTGCGGAGGATCAGGGAGGCTCTCAACAACGAGTTCTTGCCGCTGTTCCAGGGTGGTGGCCGTAATTCGACTTCGAGGCTGTTCTTCGATTTCGATGATCCGACGCCTGTGGACGCGGAGTCTACCCGTAAGGATCTGGAGGCTAGCTTGAAGGCTGCGGAGACCTATATCGATCTGGGGTTCGATGAGGCGGAGACGTTGGAGGCGTTTGGGCTGCCGGAGGTGACGTTCAAGGAACGCCCGGTGGCGAGAGTTTCGACGCGGCAGGCAGCGCCCGCAGCGGAAGGGCCGGCAACAGACGACGATCAGGAGTCCGGAGACGATGAATAGCCTTACCAATATGAGATCTGCGATGAGTCAGCTTCAGTCGTTGCAGGGCCGCAGGTGGTACGACATCGCCGCGAAGGCAACGGGCGAAGAGACTGAGGTGCTGATCTATGACGAGATCGGCTGGATGGGTGTCACCGCGGCGGATTTCGTAGCCGACCTGACGAAGATCGATACACCGAAGATCAGGGTGCGGATCAACTCGCCCGGCGGCTCCTTCTTTGGTGGCGTAGCGATCTATAACGCGTTGAGGACCCATCCTGCCGAGGTGACTACCGTCGTCGATTCTTTGGCCGCGTCTGCTGCGTCGATCATTCTCCAAGGTGGGGATCGCCGCGTAATGATGCAGCACTCTTCGGCCATGATCCACGACGCCTGGGGCCTGGTGATCGGTAACGCCGCCGAGATGGAGAAGTACGCCCAGGAACTCCGGAAGGTGAACGGCACTATTGCTGACATATATGCGGAGCGGGCCGGGAAGCCTAAGTCGATGTTCGCCGCGATGATGTCCGACGAGACGTGGTTCGACCACGATGAGGCGATCGACGTTGGGTTGGCCGACGAGGTACTCGTACCGGAGCGCAAGGAGACCGAAGAGTCTAGCGAAGATGTCGCCGCGTCCAGTACAGTCGACCCCCAGAACAGTTTGGAAGAAGAGCCGACCGCCGATACCGCTCCTGCTCCGCCCGCCCGGGTCGAGTTCGGAGACCTTTTTCAGCACAATCCGTTTACCGATCTCTTGAAGTAGGAAGGAGCAACGAATGAAGGTTGCTATCCCCCAGACAAGCGAGGAACTTGCCGAGATCCTCGCAGACGACGACAAGCGCGCCGAGATCTTTGCCGACGCCGGTAGTACCAAGGAGTTCTTCCAGGCGTATAACAAGGCGATGGACAAGTCCGGCGAGATCTCCCAGCAGATCACCGACCAGGTGACCGCCTCGATCACCGAGATGCTGAAGGACAACGAGGTCACAGACCGCCCGGATCAGTCGCAGCTCTCGAACATGGTCCAGGAGATCATCGAGTCTCAGAACTCTGCCGGGCTGCGTTCCGGTGCCGAGTTTTCCGCCGCGTATAACAAGGACGCCCCAGGTGCAGCACTCGACAGTGCGGGCATCAAGAACATGGCCGAGTTCGCCAGGTTGATCAACCCCAAGGTTGGGACGAACACCGAAGAGGCGAAGGCCAAGATGCAGCGCATCGAGGAAGTCCGTAACGACTATTCGACCAGCGACCCGGCATCTGCTGGGTATCTGATTCCGGAGTCGACGCGGTCCGAGGTCATGCAGATCGCCCTTGAGTCTGCCGTAGTGCGCCCGCGCGCAACCGTGATCACGATGTCGTCGCTGACTCAGGCTATCCCGTATGTGGATTCGACCAGTCACGCCAGCTCCGTTTACGGCGGTATGGTGTTCTACTGGACCGAAGAGTCTGCCGCTATCACCGCGACAGAGGCCAAGTTCGGTCGGACGCTCCTGTCAGCGAAGAAGCTGACCGGTGGCGCTCGGGTTCCGAACGAGTTGTGGAACGACGCTACCGCGTTGCAGTCGTGGCTCCGTATGGCGCTCCCGACTGGTCTGGCGTTCTTCGAGGACGTTGCGTTCTTCGAGGGTTCCGGCGTTGGGGAGCCTCTTGGCTTCTCCGGCTGTGACGGATCTGTCGCCGTGTCTCGCGCCACTACGGACCTGATCGACTCTGCGGACATCTTCGGGATGTACTCGAGGATGCTGCCGCAGTCGATCGACCGGGCCGTGTGGGTCGCCAACCAGGAGACGCTGCCGCAGCTGCTCTCACTGACCGTGGCAGTCACGAACGTGGCAGGCACCGAGAATGTCGGCGGTACGTCCGCTGGTCTCGTGCAGTACGGCAACATTGCCGGGGCACCGACCATGAGCATTCTTGGCCGTCCGCTGATCATCACCGAGAAGGCCGGCGCTCTTGGCGACCTTGGAGACATCAACTTCGTTGACTTCTCCCACTACCTGATCGGTGACCGTCAGGCCATCTCGCTGGATGCTTCCGAGCACTCCAGGTTCATGAACGACGAGACCGAGCTGCGCGTCATCGAGCGTGTAGATGGTCGCCCGTGGCTCCAGGATGCAATTACGCCGAAGAACGGTTCGAGCACCTTGTCGCCGTATGTCCAGCTCGCTGCATAGTTGAGCCCGAAGGGGCGGGTGGCATTAAACCCCCGCCCGCCCCGCTACTAGGGCCTCGGGCATTAACACCCCCGGGGCAGGAAGAGAGATAAGTAATGTCTGTAC